CACTCCACCTAGAACAGCACCAGCAGCAGCGCCTTGGTCATCACCAGTGATACCTTTACCAAGCAATCCGCCAATGATCATACCCTCTAAAGCACTCTGTCCAGCAGAACCTTGCCTACAATATGTCTGGGTAATTGGAGTGTTAATGTCCTGCCATTCGTAATGGTCTTTGATAGTTGCGCTAACTGTCTCCGCAGAAGCAGAGGTCGCGAACAATAGTGCGATAGCTACGAGAGTTTTCATTTGAACAATCCTGCAATAGTTGCTATGATGAGGAAGATGGTAATGGCTGCAACAAAGCCAATCCAAAGTGGTGAAAGAACCCACCACCACGACCACGTGATGTAACCTGTCAACTTCAACGTGATGAACACGATAGTCAACAGACCCAAGAAGTTAGGTCCGACTTGGACGGATACGTTTTTATCAGCCATCAGTTTAGCCTTTCATTCCAAAACATTGCAATTACGTCTTTCATATCCACACCACTCAACTTGATTGGGGTAGGTGCAAGCAAAATCCAGTCGATGATTTCACCACGGACATTATCTTCAAAGTCACTCTGAACATCGTATGCGTTGATACGAGCGACCTCATCAATGACCATTCTATCCATTCTTCCACTCACGTCCTTCATTAAGCGCATCGGTTACTGCATGAATATAGTATATATCTTGTACGTTAGAATGTCAACAACTATTTTACTACTATCACGTAATAAAATCCTTTAGTCTTTTTTTACGATCATCTTCAGCTGATCCAAATGAAGATTTATTGAATACTGGCGTATCGTCCATGATATCACCCTGTGCTGACTCCTCTACGTTGTATAGCCTCATCTTAGCACGATCAATCCCAACCACGAAGCGCCGATGAATCGTTGGGTCGTTATAACGATTCTTGAGTTGCTTAATCATGATCTGATTCAGATCTTCCATTTGTTCACTGGAGATGAGCGCGAACATTAAGTCAGCAGTCGCCGGTAGGCCGAAAGACTCAGCGGTGTCTGTCAATTCGACGTCAGAATTACCGTATCCAGATCTAGTAGTCTGAGTAGCAGAAACCACAGGAACGTTAAACTCAACGGCAAGACCACGTAGTTCTTCAGCAATCGACTTAATGTAAGTATACGAATTGATGTTTGAACCCGCTTTGATGCGACTAGAAGAGCATATGTTGAGATAGTCAATGTAGATAATATCAGGAACAAAATTTCGCTTGATACGAAGTTCATTGATAAGATGACGGAAGTTTGCAGAGCCAGCAGAAGCGGTAGGGTATTCTTTAACGATAAGCTTTCCAATAGTCTTCTCCTTTACTCGACTAAGCTTCTTGTCATACGAGTCTTTTGGAAGAGTAGAAAGTTCGTCAACAGTAACATTCAAAAGGTTTGCATCGATGCGCTCAGCAATCTTTTCCTCTGACATCTCCATCGTAATGTAGAGTACGTTCTTGCCTTGTGTCAGATTATAAGATGCACAGTGACACATGAATAGTGACTTACCCACGCCAGTTCCGGCTAGAGCGATATTGAGAGTCTTTCTAACAAGTCCACCCTTCGTGATTTTATTCAAATAATCAATATCGAATGGAATGTGTTCTTCCTTACGATGATAGAACTCATATCGATCGTCTGAGTTTGCAAAATAGTCGTGACCGATGCTTACATCAAAAGAAACACCTAAAGCTTCACTAAGAAGTGTTGGGATGGCTCCCGTCGATGAAGCACCAGTTTTATCATCGATGATCTTAATCGAAGCCATGATGGCATTATAGATCGCCTTCTCTTGACAGAACTTCTCAGTAGAGTCGAGAAGCCACTTGAGCTCGGTGTTATCTATTTGCAAGTCTTCAATAAGTCGTTTAGACTCTTTGAACGCATTCTCGTTGAGACCATCACGATTGTTGAGCTCAATCATCAACACCTCTTTAGTTGGGGTGCTATTGTACTTTTTAACATAGTCATCAATCAGACTATAGACTACTTTGTCAGATAGGTTATGGAAGTATTCATTCTTAAGGAAAGGAAGACTTTTTCTTGCATACGACTCATTGAATACTAAGTGTGATAAGATAGTCTTTTCAATCATTTTTAACTTTCATCTGTGTTGTATTTTTTATTCTTCTGTTTCATTTTGATTTACCAAAGATCCAGAAGCAATCGTGTATTTATTCTTGATCCATTCAGCAAAATCAGTAGTCTTCAATAATGTTTTCCAAGCTTCACCATTATCTTCAATCTCAGAAGCTTTCATCTTTGCACCAATGAGTTCGCCAGTTGTTCTATCAACAAACTGATAGGATTGAGATGTAGGTTTCGAAATGTAACCTCCTTCGAGAGCTAAGTCGAGTAGGCCTGACCACTTTTTGATACCACCCTCATAAGAGACAGTGATTGGGATCTTAGACTTTTCTTTAACATAACGAGACTTTTCAACATTAATAACAAAGTTATAGCCAGTGATCTCCTTGCCATCTTTCTCCTGTTGACGACCAAGGATCCAAATGGTGTCAGCAGAATAATAGATACCAGTACCACCTGAGACAATATCACGTGGATAGAGAGCCATCTCTTTGTAAGTGTGGTTGACTACAATGAGTGGAATATCTTTGATTGTCAGATGCGGTGTTACCATACGGAAAAGTGATTTAAGTGCTTTAGCTCGGGACATATCAGCAACTGACTTACCTTCAAGAGCATCGTCAGTTTCTTTCTTCGATGCCAAGTTACCGACCGAGTCAATAACAATCACCACCTTATCGTCGCGTCCGATTTCTTCAAGTTGTTTGACGATATCAAACTTGAGTTTTTCGATGTCGGTGATTGGCGTATGAATTACGCGATCCATGTCAATGTTGAAAGACTCGAAGTAACTTTTTGGCGTACCAAACTCAGAGTCATAGAATAGAAGAACACTCTCTGGGTACTGCTTCATATAAGCGCCAGCCATAAGGAGAGAAAAGGCTGACTTGAAGTGCTTCGACGGACCAGCCATAATGGTTAGTCCTGGAGTTAATCCACCGTCGATGCGACCCGAGAGCGCTACGTTCACCATTGGAACGCTAGTTGTAATCATATCTTTACGATTATAGATCTTACTTTCAGTGAGTACTGAAGATAGTTCGATCGTAGAATTCTTGATAAGGCGATTGATAAGAGACAATGTGATACTCCATGTTCACGATCTAAGTATATCTAAATATAATATAGTATACAACTTTTTGGTATATATGTCAATCTTTTTTATGCAGTATTCGTTTATTTTTTTAGTATCCAATGACAAGATTTATCATTAATATGATTACCGTGTATCAAAGTGCACCCCAATTCAGCTGCTATATTTCTAACTAAAAGAGTCATTTTTGGTTTGTCTGATTCAACATTTCTTCTAGGATAATAATTTCTACCAAAAATCATTCCATTAGGTTTTAATAATGGCAAAAGCTTTCTTATTAAACTATAGAACAATTTGTCATATCCATTAAAGCGATTTGTAGCGATATCGCAATAGATGAAGTCCCATTCTTTAAAGATTCTTTTATCATCAGAGGTTTCATTTAATTTTATGTTTATTATTTCAGCGTCAACGTTGTACATCTTTAAGAAAAATTCTAGATTTTCTTCATTATTTTCAATATTATGAACGCTCGTGTAGGGCAGACATTTTTCCATAAGAAAAGAAAAGATGAAGGCATCTACAATGACTATGTTTGGTGAGTCAGCAAACTTATTAACAATTATGGCTTCAGCTCCAAGACCAACACCCAGCATAAGCACATCTGCATTGGATGGAAGCTGAAAACTCTGTTCAACTATTTCAAGGAGAAATTCTTTTTCGCATTGTGTTGGAACCGTAGAATGAAGATCATCTATAAATTTCATTTTTTTCTTATAATCCAATAAAGATTTTCACTTTTATTATCAAAATCAAATTCAATAGCATCATTCAATTCATAGAATAATGATTCTACTATTGGAGTCATCTTAAAATCTGGTTTTGTAAAATAAAAGAAATCGTCTCCCATTAGAATTCCACCATTATTTAACATATTCCACAATTTCTTAAGCATTTTTTTTATCATATAGAATTGTGGAATAGCTTCTCCATTGTCTTCGCAGTCATAATATATGAAATCCCAGTTAGCGCCAATCTCGTCAATGATTTTAGTTTCATAGATATTTTTATCAAATACATCATCTACATATACATCAAAGTCTTTGCAATGTTTCAAATAATCTTGACGAGTGTTACTTATTTCGCCGCGGTCTTCAAATTTTATTTTAAATTTCCCTTTAGCTAATCCTCGAGCCCGATCTTCAAATTCGTTTTCATACCATACGTCAATCGAGGTTATCTTACAAGTCGGACACATTTTTTTTATTACTATAGTTTCTGCGCCTTGACCTGGACCAAGGATTAAAACTTTGGAGAAAGGCTTTAACTTCGAAGCCTCTTCTCCTATCTTTAGTAGATCTTTTTTATGTTTGTAAGTCGGAATTGTTTTTAGAATTTTTTCAATCAAGTCTTCCAAATGCCCATTTCCTTTCTACACACCACCAACATTTTCCGCAATGAGGTTGAGTAAAATGTGTTTTTCTACTTTCACAACTTCTCGTGATTGGAAAAAGCGTATCAGTTAATCCATAATAGTTATACAATTCGGCGATAGCTTTCTTATTCACATTAGCAAAAGGAACATATGAGTTCTTTCTTTTGATGGGCTTTATGCCTAAAGATTTTTCTCTATTAGCCATGCCATCCCAGCCATTGTCAAGTACAAGTTTGACGTCAGCATCTGGGTTTTCAGTTATTCCAGTGAAGTGAGTTTGTATAATGCCGTTATTTCTCAATAGTCTTGTATACTCAGTTAGTTCTTCGGCATAAGTGTCAGGATTAACTAATTCAGGTTTTATTTGGTGAATATAGAATTGCACTCCAACTTGTTTTTCGATAAATCCAATTACTCTGTGAGCAAAAATATGTTGGTAAGGTTTGGCCGCATTAATGGCTGTGAATGGAATCAGATCTATGTCTCGCACATCTCTTTTATACAAGGCTAACATGTACGACAGGATCGCGCTGTCTGCTCCTCCTGAAATCTTTATTCCAACTTTAGAATATTTCTCAGGAACATCGATGATTATTTCACCCTGAGACGTTTCAACTTTAATCATCCAAAGAACCCTTCAATAGATGCTTTCTTTTCAGTCTGCCATCCAATCGCATCGAGGATCGTCTTGAGAGGATCGACGAAAGTTTTAGCATATTGCAGCTCATAGTCTATATATGTTTCAAGACCAAGCTCAGGAGGTAGAGCGCCAAGTGTTGCAATAACGTTTTCGCGGATTGGATTAGGAAGTTTCATATAGCAGAACTTAATCTTGTCGCCTTCTTTGATTAGTTCATAGCGATTATTGAGTTTCTTTTGCTTGATGAAGTGATTGTACAGAAGAGCACCACGAACTTGAATAGGCGTGCCTTTCCTATAAATTCCATCACGATCACCATATTCGCCGAGACCTTTGCAGCCACGAGGGAACGCGACTTCTTCGTACGGGAGCTTATAGAACTTCTTACGGAATTCATCGATGAATTCTACTACGTCTCGTTCAGACTTTTCAATGATAATCTTGATACACTTCTTGATGTTTTCGCGACAGGCTTGAGGTGTCGATGATCTTACTGCTTCGATTCCAACAATCTTAATCTTAGGTTCAGAGTAAGCAACACCTTCGTTGTTCCACACATTCAAGATGTAGTGCTTCTTCGCGGTCCATATACCTTTATCGGCGATGGCTTCACGCTTCATCTTCATCTTTTGAGAGTAGGCATTAACATATCCGCTAAGGCGCCCATAGCATAACTCAATATAAGGTTCAAGCTTCCCATCAATAGCCTCGTCCAAGAATTTGACGATTTCAGGTGTAGGATGCTTCTCGAGGCCGCATTTATTGACCAACGAGTCAAGCGTAATGTACATAGAATCCGTATCGCATGCAATGACATAGTCTTTGTCTTTCGTTTTAAAGAGTTTGTTTAGATACTTATTCATATCGCGCGCGATCCACATAATCGCCAACTGACCAGAAAGAGTGATAGACTCAGCAAGAGTGTCATCATACCAACGAAAATATTTATTCGATAAAGCACCATAAGCTGAGTTCAATTGGATCTTTCGCGCAAGTTGCATATTGTGGTTCTGCGCAATGATCTTTTCAAGTTCAGGAGTAGGTGTCTTCTCGTATTGTTGTTTTGCTTCGAGCATTCTATTCTTATACACGACGCGATCGTTATACATTTTTTCCATGAGCTTAGGAAGAAATCCTTGTTTACTGCGATCAAACATAACACCTGAACCAGTAACCGCTACGTTTCTGGCAATAATCTCATTCTTAATTTGTGGTTCGTCGAGGTAGCCATCCATGATCCTTTCGACTGAGGTTTCTTCACTGAGTGGAAGTCTGCCGGCGAAAGTTTCAGGAGAGATGTTGTATTGCATAATTAGATGAGGGTAGAGAGAATTCAAGTCGAATGACACAACCCACTTGTGCATGCCTAAGATAGGATCTTTAACGTAGCCACCAACAATGTTCTTGTCTTTCTTTGACTGTTTAGTTTGTGGAATGACGACGTGTTGACCAATTAGATAGTTGTGAATGATCACATCCCAGATGCGAACGGATCCAAAAACATCTTGGTAGTTTACCTTTGCGTCGTAGGCAATAGCAAACACCTGCTCAATTAACTTAAGCTTATCGTCGAGCTTTGCAACGATCTCGACATCGCGGATGTTATACTCAATAAACTTTTGGAAGTCATTCCTGTAAAGCTCGAGCAAAGAACCGTGTTCCGAATAGTCGATCTTTTGAATGCCGAGTTCA